GCCATAAACAAATTATATCCGATCATCAAAAGGCATTTAAACGTAATGGTATATACAGTAATATCTTTTTGGAATCATTAAGGTATATTTACAAGATTCATGAAATATTATTAACAAAAACAACAAAAGGAAATAAGACGAGATGAAAACAGCATTAATCACAGGTATTACTGGGCAAGACGGTTCGTTTCTTACGGAGTTTCTATTGGAGAAAGGGTATGATGTTCATGGTATTATCCGTCGTTCATCAGTTGATTATCGGGAACGTATTGCTCATTTAGAAGGGAAACCTCATTTTCACTTGCACTATGCGGATATGGGGGACTCTATGTCTTTAGTGAAATTAGTGGGTAAAGTACAGCCTACTGAGATTTACAACTTGGCTGCTCAAAGCCATGTACAGGTGTCATTTGATGCGCCTGAGTATACAGCCGAGGTCGATGCGGTGGGAGTGCTTCGTATATTAGAGGCGGTTCGTACCAATCATTTGGAGAAAACTTGTAAGATTTATCAAGCTTCTACTTCTGAACTTTATGGCAAGGTAGAAGAAGTTCCTCAAAATGAAAATACACCGTTTCATCCTTATAGTCCTTATGCTATCGCTAAACTTTATGGTTTTTGGATTGTAAAAGAGTACCGCGAGGCTTATAATATGTTCTGCTGCTCGGGTATCCTGTTCAACCATGAATCGGAACGCAGAGGCGAAACCTTTGTAACGCGCAAGATTACATTGGCTGCTTCCCGTATTGCACAAGGGAAACAGGATTGTCTGTATTTGGGTAATCTGGATTCCCTACGTGATTGGGGATATGCTAAAGATTATGTAGAATGTATGTGGTTGATTCTTCAACAGGACAAACCGCAGGATTTCGTCATTGCAACAGGTGTACAGCACACTGTTCGCGAATTTGCTACATTGGCATTCCACTATGCCGGCATTGAACTGCGTTGGGAAGGTGAAGGTATAGATGAGAAAGGTATTGATGCAAAGACCGGAAAGGTACTGGTAGCTGTCAGTGAGGATTTCTATCGTCCTACGGATGTTGTCAACCTATGGGGTGATCCTACGAAAGCTAAGAATGAATTGGGATGGAATCCGCAATCCACCTCCTTTGAAGAGTTGGTGAAAATTATGGTGTCTCATGATATGCAAAAAGTGGCTGCGGAACATGTGGCCAACGTAATGCGTACCAACTTGGCCGAATATCTGGAGAAAGGAATTGTAAAATGATGGATAAGAACGCAAAAATATATGTGGCAGGACACCGTGGGATGGTGGGTTCTGCCATTGTCCGTGAGTTACATCGGCAAGGGTATATGAATATTACCACTCGTACTCATGCAGAATTGGATTTGACACGGCAAGAAGCTGTGGAAAAGTTTTTTGCGGAAGAAAAACCGGAATATGTCTTTTTGGCTGCTGCCAAAGTAGGTGGTATCATTGCCAACCAATCTGCATTGGCTGATTTCATGTATGACAACATGATACTGGAGATGAACGTGATTCACGCAGCTTGGAAGAACGGCTGTAAAAAATTGGAGTTCTTAGGTTCTTCATGTATTTACCCACGTTTGGCCCCTCAGCCTATGCCTGAATCTTGTTTGCTAACATCAGAATTGGAGAAAACGAATGAAGCGTATGCCTTGGCCAAAATATCGGGTTTGAAATATTGTGAATTTTTGAATCGGCAGTATGGTACGGATTTCATTAGTGTGATGCCAACAAATCTGTATGGACCCAATGATAATTATCATCCTGAACATAGTCATGTACTTCCTGCTTTGATCCGCCGTTTCCATGAGGCGAAAGAGGCGGGTCTGGATGAAGTGACTTGCTGGGGTGACGGCAGCCCGCTCCGGGAGTTTCTATATGTAGATGATTTGGCTAATCTGTGCGTGTTCTTGATGAACAACTATTCAGGGAATGAAACTGTGAATGCAGGAACCGGTAAAGAATTGACCATTAAAGATCTTACAGAATTGGTGGCTAAGGTTGTAGGATTTACAGGCGAAATCAAATGGGATACCTCACGTCCGAATGGCACACCCCGAAAGCTTTTGGATGTATCGAAAGCAACGGCTTTGGGGTGGTCTTACCAAACTGAATTGGAAGATGGTATCCGATTGGCTTATGATGATTTCCTGCATAATCCCATGCGTGCAGAAAGGTAACGATTTAAAACATTATTTATGCAAATTCTTTTATTATCCGGAGGCTCTGGGAAACGTCTTTGGCCTCTATCAAATAACAGTCGTTCCAAACAGTTTATAAAATTACTCAATTCTCCCGATGGTCAAAAAGAGTCGATGGTACAACGGGTTATTCGTCAATTGGGAGAATCCGATTTAAAAGGTCATGTAACCGTGGCTACCAGCTTGTCTCAGGCTGATGTTATTTACAATCAGCTGGGTGAATACATCGATGTAGTGGTGGAGCCAGAAAGACGTGATACATTTCCAGCCATTGCTTTGGCAGCTTCATATCTGAAATATGAGAAATCATGTGCCGATGAAGAAGTAGTTGTTGTTATGCCTTGTGACCCTTTTACGGAAGCTGGATATTTCAAAGTTATTGAGCAGATGGTGCATGCGGTGGATGACAATGTAGCCGAGCTGGTTCTTATGGGGATTACTCCAACCTATCCATCTGCTAAATATGGATATGTAGTGCCTGATGAATCGAAACTGAAAGGTGGAATCTTTTCGGTCAAACGGTTTACGGAAAAGCCGAATGTAGCTACAGCGGAATATCTTATAAAAGAAAATGCATTTTGGAACGGTGGCGTATTTGCTTTTAAGTTGGGATATATGATGAATATTGTGGAGCAATATATCCGGGCTGTTTCTTTTTCGGAAATCCGTAACAGATATAGTGAATTCCCCAAAATCAGTTTCGATTATGAGGTGGCAGAAAAGGCCAAATTGGTAGCAGTAGTTCCTTTCTCTGGCAAATGGAAAGATTTAGGGACTTGGAATACACTTACAGATGAGTTGGAAGACCATGTAATCGGTAATGTTATCACTGATGGAGAGGCAGAAAATACACATATCATTAATGAATTGGATCTTCCGATTATGTGTATAGGAACCAAAGATTTGGTGATTGCAGCATCGAATGACGGTATTTTAATTTCCGAAAAGAGCAAGAGCGAGAACATAAAAAAATACGCAGACCGGCTACAGTGTTGTCCAATGTATGAGGAAAGACATTGGGGAGAATACAAGATTATTCATAATGTTCAATATTCAGATGGCTTTCAATCGTTGACGAAGCAATTGATTATAAAGGCAGGAAAAAGTCTCACATATCAAGCTCATCATCTACGGAAAGAGGTATGGACGGTTGTTGACGGAGAGGGACTGTTGGCTATAGAAGGAAAAATTACCCCAGTTAAGCAGGGAGATACTGTTTGTATCCTTCAAGATATGCGCCACGGTCTAAAAGCCATAAATGACTTGACCCTGATAGAAACGCAAACCGGAAGCGATCTTCTTGAAGATGATGTGGAATTGTTTGATTGGAATTGGCAAAAGTAGCTACAAAGTTTGGCGAGAACTTCCAGATAATCAAATCCGATTAAATATTTTACACAAAATTTAGAATTATAAAAGGCAAGGGCTTTTGTGATTCTTCCATTGATTATGAAAATCGAGTTTATGGGAGAATCAAAATTTATATTGCATTCCAAAAATGCAAATGTTCAGTGGATAGTATCAAAATATTCCGGTGTTAATCCATTAAGAATTTATCTTATGCTATTTCGTATGGGAATGAAGAAAGAACAAGAAGTGTTGGAACAAACTGCGTCTTGTACATCACTTTTTGTTCTTTTGATATCTTGAAAACATTGATTGTATAACATGGTTTCTTCGTTATCGGTTTATTATCGAAAACTTGCTTATCACGTAATAGAATCGGACGGCTTCCTATGGGTCGGATTCAAGCCGGGAATGGTACATTTTATTGCTAAAGAGGTTTGGAATATTCGCCCCTTGACCCGAACGGACGTTGAGAGATATTATGAGGAGTTTACAGTATTAACCCAAGGTAAAGGGAGTCTTTATTTTCGGATTGTAGCTCATGGTGGATTTCTGAAAGAGGCGTTGGTTTATGAGTTGCATGGTTTGACTGTTTCTGACGACAACTACCTCAGAAGTCTTAATTCCGGCAGACATGTAGAACTTTACCCGCATAACGAGAAAGCTTATCGTGCTATTATAAAAGGCTTTGAACAGCATCGTATCGGTACCGTTGTGCAAGCGACCGGGACGGGAAAGTCATATCTGCTGGCTCGTTATATATCAGAACATGCCACAGAACGAATTTGCGTATTTGCTCCAAATGTCACAATCCTGGAGGAGATCAAAAAGGCGGTAGGCTTTACCTCTCCTTATATCTGCTATCGAACGTTTCAGTCATTGATATATTATCGAAAAAATGATAAACAACTCAAAGCAGATCATATTTTGATTGATGAGTTTCATCATTTCGGTGCAGAAATATGGGGGGCTGCTTTGCAGGAGGTAATTGAATCCAATCCGCAGGCCTATATATTAGGAACATCGGCCACTCCTATTCGCCCGGAGGGAATGATTGATACGGTGGATCTTTATTTCGAGGGAAATCTGTTTTATGAACTTACCTTACCTCAGGCTTGGTATTACCGTATTTTACCAGTCCCAATCCTGGTACAAAGTGCCTATGGATTAGACGGTGAACTGAATCGTTTACAAAAGCGATTGGATCGAAGCGGATGTTCAATTCGACGAAAAGAACAAGTCCAAAAGAAACTGGATGTGGCTCGCGTTGATTTTAAAGGGGCGTTAGGAGCTCCTGAGGTAATCCGAAAGTTCTTGCCCAAAGATGTATGTAAACTGCTGGTTTTTTGCCGTGATCTTACCGACCTGAAACAGATGGTTCCTGAGGTGTGTGGCTGGCTGACACAAGCCGGACGGGTAATCATACCATTTGAGATCCATCACACTCAAAGCGAACGGACTAATAATCAAATACTAAAGGCTTTCCAAAAAGAATCTGGGAAATTGCATGTATTGTTCTCTGTCAATATGCTGATAGAAGGACTGCATGTGGAGGGCATAGATGCCGTCTTGTTTCTACGGCGGACAGAATCCTATATTGTTACCCTGCAACAGCTGGGCCGTTGCTTGGATGCCGGAAGCGGGAAACAGCCTGTCGTATTGGATTTTGTGAACAACCTATCGGGCAAATCTGTATATGACATGATGGCCTTGCACATGGAACGCCTTGCCTGTCAGCCTTCACCCAAGGGATTTGAAGGGGTGACCTCTTTTCTGACCACAGGTTTCCTATCAGACATACGGCTTCGTATTGAGGAGATATTGACAGAGTTGGAACCTTGGCAGATCATGTATGAGAGGCTTATTGAGTTCCGTAAGAAAGAAAATGACTGGCCTTCGGTTACAGAGGGGAAGCTGGGCTTGTGGTGCAATACGCAGCGCATGGCTTACAAACGGGGAAGACTCTCGGAGGAGCGTTACAAACTGCTGGAGTCTGTCGGCTTTGAATGGAACTTGCTGGATTCAAACTGGATGAAGGAATTCCAATCATTGAAAGTCTTCTTTGCGACTCAAGGCCGCTGGCCCAAACGGGAGGATGGAGCTTTGGCTACCTGGTGTTATACTCAACGGGAAAGACGCAAGAAAGGACGTTTGAGCAAAGAACGTATTCGTGTGTTGGATGAGATCGGATTTGTGTGGAGTCAGGACTTGAACGGTGAATGGATGAAAAATTATGAAGCGTTGAAAATCTTTCTTGACAAACAGCAGCGCTTTCCCAAATCAGCCGAAGGTTATTTGGGCGAGTGGTGCAGTAGACAGCGGAAAATGCGCAAGCAAGGGAAACTTTCCCCTGATCGTCAAACACTATTAGATCGAATAGGATTTGTCTGGTCGGTGGAGCAGATCTGGCGAAGCTACTTGGAACAGTTGCACCAGTTTCATGTCCAAAATGGGCGGTGGCCTGGATGTCGTGAAGGGGCGTTGGGGCGTTGGTGTACGGTTCAAAGACGGAATTATCGAAGAGGAAGCTTGTCGGATCAAAAAATCGCCCAATTGGAACAAATAGGATTTATACCCTTGAAAGGAGACAAGTAATACAGAAGAAATGGAAATACTCTCATTTCATACGAAACAATAGAGTTTCCGCAGCCTTATTATCGCAGTTCAAAGTACACTATGATTTTAGAATACAATATACCCAATCGCTTTTCGTACTAATAGGCATATTACCGTTTATACAAGCCACCCTTAAATTTCGGATAGAAGGACTGGTTGCTTTCCACATACATATAGTGTCTAAATAAACAGCAAATATTGATAAATGAGTATTCAATATAAAATCATCTTTGGATATATGGTGTTGATTGTGGCTATAATCGGTATGATTATAATCATGGTACGTGAGCGGAATAGGGTTTTGGTGATTGAAACTGAGGCACAAACAATTCATCGGGTTCAACACAATGGAAATATAGTCCAGCATCACATCACGATTCTCTCAACTTATGGTGAAACAGCCCTTTCTTGGGAAGAGGAGGATTTTGCGAACTATCATTCTCTTCGTCTGCATATCGATTCCATGTTGCAGGCCATGCACAAGGGGTATGAGGAATTTGTCAGCCAAAGTCAAATAGACTCGCTGCGCTATCTATTATCCAGTAAAGAAGAGCATTTATACCAAATTATGCAACTTTTCCATAGTCAGAACAGTCAGGAAGGTATGCAATTCTCTCATTTACCAGCGGAAGCTCAACCGCGTACTGTTATTCGTAAAAAGAAAGGTTTTACAGGATTTTTAGGGGCAAAAGAAACTCTGGAGATAGTTCCTTCCGCATCTACAATTCTCAAGACATTGAACAAGGAATTGCTATCCATGCAGGAAGAACGGCAGGAAAGTATCAATGCTTATACCGATAGCCTTCGCAACCACAACAAGGAACTCAACCGAAAGCTTCGCCATCTGATAACCACGATGAACAACCAGACAGAACGTGTACTTGAAGCGAAGGAATGTCATCTTAGAGAATCTTACAACCGTTCCATATGTGTCATCTCCTGGCTGATTATCTCTGCCATTATTCTGCTTGTCATATCCTATCTGATTATTCAAAAAGATTTACGGGAAAAGGCAAGAACAAGGAAGCGTTTGGAAGATACGATACAACAAAACACTGCGCTGTTGGAAATGCGCAAGAATATTATCCTGACCATATCGCATGACATACGTGCCCCTTTGAATGTCATTGACGGCAGTGCCGATCTGGCAATGGATACACGTGAAAAGAAACGGAGGAATATCCATCTGAATAATATAAGGAGGGTGTGCAAGCATGTGGTACATCTGCTTAACAACCTGTTGGATGTGTACCGGTTAAACGAGGCGAAAGAAATACGGAACGATGTCCCATTCGACCTGCATGAATTATTGGAACGTACCGCTGCCGGTTTTTCTCATATAATCAATAATAAGGGTATCCTGTTCAATTGTGATTTTAAGGATACGGAAGTCAAGTTATATGGTGATGCAGACCGCATAGAACAGATTATAGACAATCTGCTTACCAATGCAGTTAAGTTCACGGAGACCGGCACAATCAATTTCAATGTGCACTATCTCAATGGACTGCTGGTCATGGAAATAGTGGATACCGGTGTTGGTATGAGTGAGGAGACACTTTCCCGTATCTTTCGTCCTTTTGAACGCCAGACCTCTGCAACCAATGCGGACGGATTCGGATTGGGGCTTCCGATCACGCAAGGACTTGTCAATCTTCTTGATGGGACAATAGAAGTAACAAGTTTGATTAATTGTGGAAGCACATTTCGTGTGACCCTTCCCATGCCGGAAACGGATGAACCGTTGGAAAGCGAAAAACATGTCCCGGCGCATTTCACACACCTGCATCACAATGTACTTGTTATTGATGACGACAGTATGTTGCAAGCTGTCATTAAAGAAATGTTAGAGCGTAATGGCATGACCTGTACAACTTGTACCACAGTCAAAGAGGTAGTAAAAGCCATGCGGGAAAAAGATTATGACCTGTTGCTTACAGATATCCTGATGCCTTACACCAACGGGTTTGAATTGTTGACTTTGTTACGTAACTCAAGTATTGGCAATTCAAAGACTATACCCATTGTCGCTATGACTGCACGTGGAGAGAAGGAGAAAGATGCTTTTTTGAATGTCGGATTTACAGCCTGTATTTATAAGCCGTTCTCATCTACAGAATTGATCGGTCTGTTGTCAACTATAGAAAGAGGTTGCCCTGACAAAAAGCATGATGTAGATTTCAGCATGATGTTGTGTGAGGTGAGCGATAAGATAAAATTATTATGTTCCTTTATTGACCAGTCGAAAAAAGATGTTGAAGAACTCAATTCGGCCATAGAAAATTGTAATAGGAAGAAATTGCGTGAAACGGTTCACCGTATGCTGCCGATGTGGGAATTATTACATAATGAAGAAATGTTGTTCGCTTATCGTTCCCTTTTAAAAGATGAAAGGGCCAGTGACACTGCTTTAAAAGAATATACTCAACGGATAATAAATCATACCGATATGTTGATGGCAGCAGCAAAAAATGAAATGAAAAAGACAGACAAATGAAACGGAAAATACTGATAGTTGAAGACAATATCAGCCTGTCTCAGATGCAGAAGGACTGGTTTGCACAAGCTGGTTATGATGTCGTGACAGCTATGAACGAACCGATAGCCCGTTCACTGATACGCAAAATACAATTTGATCTGATTCTATCGGACGTACGTCTACCCGAAGGGGACGGAATATCTCTACTGGAATGGCTGCGCAAGGAAAGAAAGGATATTCCTTTCATCATCACGACCGAGTATGTGTCGGTTCCCGATGTGGTGCGCACTATTAAGTTGGGAGCGATAGACTACCTTCCCAAGCCGGTACGCAAGGAACATCTGCTGGAACTGGCAGAAGATGTGTTCCGCCCCATGGTTACGGTACGGAAACAGGAAAAGGTACTGTTTCACCGTACAAGTCCGAAGATCCTACAAGTGGAGAAACTTGCCAGACTGGTAGCTCCATCGGAAATGTCGGTGATGGTACTTGGTGCCAACGGTACAGGGAAGGAGTCGGTGGCACAGAGCATCCATCTGGGCAGCGAACGCCGGGAGATGCCTTTCGTGGCGGTGAACTGCGGGGCACTGCCACGTGAACTGGCCGCCTCGTTGTTCTTCGGTCACGAGAAAGGGGCATTTACCGGTGCCGACACCGCCAAGACCGGATATTTCGACATGGCGAAAGGCGGAACTCTGTTTCTGGACGAGATAGGTACAATGTCCTATGAGATTCAGTCCATGTTGCTGCGCGTGTTACAGGAGAATACCTATACTCCGATAGGCAGTGACAAGGAACGGGTAGCGGACGTGCGTATCGTTACCGCCACAAATGAGAATTTGCAACTGGCCATCAAGGAAGGGCGGTTCAGGGAAGACCTTTACCACCGCCTTTGCGAATTCGAGATACGTCAGCCTTCATTGGCGGAATGTCCGGAAGACATCATCCCTTTGGCTGAGTTTTTCCGTGAACGCCATTCGAAAGAACTGAAAAGGGAAACACAAGGCTTTACGGAAGATGCCAAGCGCAGGATGCTTACCTATTCATGGCCGGGCAATGTCCGGGACTTACAGAACCGGATCAAACGTGCTGTATTGATTGCGGAGACTCCGATGCTGGATATGGAAGGATTGGATATTGAGATCCGCCAAAGTGGAGATACGCACTCCCCGGTAATTCAGCCGTTGAAGGATGAGTCATTGGAGAAAATGAAAATTATCAATGCTCTTAAAGCTTGCAACGGACACCGGGAACAGGCTGCCGCACTGCTGAACATCAACCCAGCAACACTGTACCGGAAGATGAAGAAATACGGGGTGAAATAAAAATGAGCCTGCCGTTAGTGCAAATCTCACTGAATATGTGTACATTTGCAAACAAATAGAGAAAAATCGACATATTGTCTCTAAGACAATTGCTGACTGTATATGACATAAGACCGCAAGGTGTTTCTAATGGGAATCTGGAAAATTAACATTGAAAGGAACTATTGCGTGATTGCTTATGCTATGCCTACGCATAGCGTGCATTCACCTATTCCTTTCAAAGGCATTCCAGAGCCTCCATTAGAAGTAGCGTGTTTGCACGCTTCTTTTTTTGACGGCTTACGGTCCGGTATCAAAACAGAATTTATGCCAAAAGTCCAAGCTGTAACGGCGATGACACTGGACGGCTTCCTGCCGGAAACCGACAACGTGCTGATGCGATGGGTAATGAACCACAGGAAAGGTTTTGCCCGTTGGCGGGAGCGTTGTGATGCCCGGATTTTACCCCATTACATACTAGACCTTCTTTGTGAAAAAGACACTAAAGGCGATTCCTTTATCTACCTGGCAGAAGTTTCTGATGCAGAAACATTGGATCTCCTGCGTGGCCTCTTCCATTACAATCTTGTGGAAGAACTTATTATCTACCTTTTTCCTTATTCCGCCGGCAAAGGGAATTCCATACAGGCCATCTTTCCCGTCCGGCAATGGCAGTTACACAAGGCCGTTGTCCTGCCTGGTGGCATCTGCCGTCTGATTTATCGTAATCCTTGCAGGATGTAACTTGCAGATTGCGAGAATCCTTGCATCCTGCAAGGTTAATTTCCCATCAAATATTTCTCCTTTATTTTTTATTGTGCTGTATTTCAACGGAATAGCTATGTCATTTCGTGAAATACAGAGCCATTGGCACGCCGTTAGCCCTATATCATAATATAACCTGTTGCGCGACAAGGTGTAACCAGTCAATTATTTACACTTTAAAGACAGACCGTATTATGATACAGACAGACCGTGAGACCTTCCAGATGATGCTTCATCAGATTATGGAAAGGTTCGACAGGATTGAAGACAGGCTGAGCCGTATGAACCGCCAGACCTCTGCGCTTGACGGAGACAAGCTGCTGGACAATCAGGACATGTGCGAGCTGCTCAGCATTACCAAACGCACTCTCGCGCGGTACCGCCAGAAGAAACTCGTGACCTATTACATGATAGACGGGCGTACCTATTACAAGTCCTCCGAGGTCGAGGCGTTCCTCAACCAAAAGGGCAGGCGTTTGCCGGCGAGACTGAAAAAACAGATGGAAAATTAATATAAATGAAAGAATATGGAACTTGTATGTATTGACAAACAGACTTTTGAAGAACTGCGTGTCCGTTTTTGCGAATTTGAGGACCGGGTGACACGCCTGTGCCGTCCGGTCGAGGATCTCGGCCTGAAAAACTGGCTGGACAACCAGGAGGTGTGCGACGTACTCCGCATCAACAAAAAGACCCTTCAGGCGTATCGTGCCAAAGGTCTCCTTCCTTTCAGTCGCATCAAGAACAAGCTTTTCTACAAACCGGAAGATATACGGAGATTATTGGAATTGAGTTACCACCCTTTAATAAAGAGCAAATTATGAGCTATCATTTTATAGACAAGAAAGACCCACGCATTGACGTGATGTTCCAGGGACTGGAGAAAATGGAGAGGATGCTTTCAGTAATGGAAGATGTACCGAGATCACTCTTCAACGGTGAACGTTTCCTTACGGACGAGGAACTTTCCAAAGTCCTGCGGGTAAGCAGGCGTACATTGCAGGAATACCGTACATTCGGTGTAATCCCTTACTATCTGGTACAGGGGAAGGCACTCTATAAAGAGTCCGATATCATGAAAATACTGGACGATGCCTACAAACGGTGCCGGGAGGAACAGCGCTGGGTATAGTACTGCTTCTTTAATCAAGCACGGAGAAACTGCCCGGCTGACAGCAGGCAGTTTCTCCGTTTTCCATTTCATACAGCCGGTGATTTTATTTTCCGCTTTTTCCTGACGGTGAAATCCTCCTCGCAAAGGTCTATCCTGTTTCCGAAACCTGTGGACCTCAACCGTTTCATGTCCTCGTCCACTTTCGTGTCCGTAACCTGCGCGTAAATCTGCGTGGTGGAAATAGAGGTATGTCCCATCATCCGGCTTACCGTCTCTATCGGAACGCCGAGCGAAAGGGTGATGTGGGTACCGAAATTATGCCGGGCCTGGTGAAAGGTCAAATCAAAACCATATACCTGCCCCAATTCCCTAGTCAACAGGATAAAATACCTGCGGGCATAAATATTGAACACCTTGTCTCCGCTTCTTTGGCCGCGGTATTTCTCTATGATTTGAAGAGGAATATCCAGCAGACGGACAGAAGAGAGCGTATCGGTCTTTTTCCGGTGGATATGAATCCACCATGTGCCGTCGCCGGTCTGCGTGATGTCCTTGTCCGAAAGCCGTTTCAGATCCGCATACGCCAGTCCGGTAAAGGTTGAAAAGATGAACATATCCCGCACGAATTGCAGTTGCGGTTTCTCCACCGGAGTGGTCATGAGTGTTTTAAGGTCTTCCAGTTTCATGTGGCGGCTCTTCCTTTTGGGCAGTTCGGGATGCAGGCGGCAATAAGGGTCGCGTCGCAACGTGCCCTGGCTCACAGCCCGCATCGTGAGCTTTTTCAAACGGTACAGGTGTTCATGCACGCTTTTGGGTTTCAGGTTGCGGTCAGTCCGCAGGAATACCTCGAAATCGTCATAAAACGTCCGGTCAAGGCTTCGCAGCGTCACATCTTCCACGCCTTTCTTTTCCCGGACAAAAGCGGAAAGATGCTTGTAGGAACGCTGATAGGAGTCGTATGTTTCCTGTATGCGGTCTATCCCGACCCGTTTCCTGAACTCCTCGTTATGCTCCTTGAAAAGAGCCAGCAGGGTAAGCGGTTTCTGTCCGATACCCTTGACTGCGTTTTTGACCAGTTCAGCCGTGATGAACCCCAGGCTGTTTCTTATCCGCTCATAATGTCCGGCAATCTCACGTGTCAGGTCATCTATGGCACGGTTCACGGTAACGGCATTCTCGCTCCTTCCGTTGGCACGGCCTTTCTCCGGATTCCAGATGCCCGGATTGACAGAGACTTTGGTTCCTATCTGTGCCCATTCGGCATCAATGCTCACCTTGCACAATAGCTGGCACATTCCGTCCTTTCGCACTTTCGTGCGGTTAATATAAAACAGCACGGCAAAAGTGCTGCGTCGTTTGACATTCTGTTTTTCAGTATTCTTTTCCATATTCTTTCCATTTAAAAGGTTATTAAATGACGACAGAAAAACGCTCCGAGATTTTTCGGTTCAATGCCTTGGTGTCGGCGTCTATCTTCTCATCGGTCACTTTCGCGTAGATTTGTGTGGTCTCTATCTGACTATGGCCGAGCATCCTGCTGACCGTTTCAAGGGGGACCCCATGAGAGAGTGTGATTTCCGTTGCGTATGTATGCCGTCCTGCATGGAAGACCAACGGACGGTCAATGTGGCAGATTCGGGCAATCTCTTTCAAGTAGAGGTTCAGCGTGGAATTGCAATACATCGGCAGCAGCTTGTCACCGGGAGCTGTACCGCTATATTTCTTCAGAATCTGCAACGGTAAATCCAAAAGAGGAATCTCAAATTCTATCTTGGTTTTCTGCCTGGCACTCTTGATCCACCATATTCCATCTTCCGCAAGGCATAGATTGTCCTTTGTCAGCAGGCGCATATCTCCGTATGGAATGCCGGTAAAACAGGAAAAAAGGAACATGTCACGGACATGATAGAGGGTCTGCCTGTGAAGCGGGGTGGTCATAATCCTGTGCAACTCTTCTGCCGTGAGATATTTCTGTACGTGCTTCGGGCGCATCGGCTCGTAGCCCATGAACGGGCTGGCGGTAATAATACCGTCAGCAATGGCCTCTCCGACAATGGTTTTCAGTTGGACGGTCAGGTTGATGATTGTTCCGGGAGCGAGGTTACGTTCCGTCCGGAGATACAAATCATACTTGTCAATGAAAGAACGGTCCAACGCAGAAAACGGAATATCGGAGAGCTTGTATTGCGCCTGCAAGAATCTTTCGATATGGCTATAGGCATTGCTATAGGCTCTCAGGCTTCCTACCGTACGGTTTATCCCCACACGCTTTTCAAAGTTGCGGATGAACCGCCTGAAATATCCCAGAAGCGTTTCCTGCCCGCTTGCCATTCCAAGCAGTATGCCTTTCACCTCTTCGGCCGTCACACCGTCACGGACAGCCGACTGTTCCATATAGATATTCAATGCCATCGCACGTATCTCATCCAGCCGGTTGTTGATTTCCTTTGCCGCCACGCTTTTTCCGGAAGCGCGTCCCGAAGACCAGCGGGATTGCGGGACTTTTATCTTCACACTGAATGCCGCTTCGGAATATTTTCCGACATTCAACTTTGCCATTACGGGGCAATTCCCGTCGGCATCCGCCTCGCTCTTTTTCAGGTAGAACGACACCTTTACATTTGCCTGATTCATAACCAATTCCTTTGTTTGCAAAATTATTATATGCAGAGTAAATGAACGGCATGAAAAATGTAGCGGAACGTAGAATAAGACCCCTCGGCCTGCAAACAAAGCCTGTATTTTTTTCTGATACGGAAAAATATGACTAAGTTTGCGTCAGCAGACATGGAAAAAACAGCGTTCTTTGCGGTGGTAAACGGGGTTATCAATGAAAGACGAAAGCTCGTTTTTCAAGCCTCTTTTTTTATCCCGAAAAGGCAACGGATAAGTAGTGATTTGTCCTCCTAACTCCACCTAAAACTTGCTAAAAGCCCCCTGCGGAAGAATGTGGTACAAAACGACATATCCCTTTTGCTATCAAACACTTTACATTATTTTCTCCAAAGTTATCCGTATGTGAGCGAGTTTTCGTATCTTTACGCTATGAAAAAGGATGAGGTCATAGAGTTATTGAAGGAGCAAATCAAGGAGTTGCGGGATGATAACAACAGACTCCTGGACCAGATAGATGATTTGATAAAGGAGGTTTCTTCCCTTAAAGAGGCACTCCTTCAAAAAGGCGAATCTCTTGGCAAGCAACAGCGTCTTACCAAGGGGATCGCCAAACTTGTATCAAACACATCCGAACAGCAACAACCCCCTCAACCTGCATTGCCGGAGGAAGAGCGGCAGAAGAGAGAAGCAGAAAAAGCAGATAAGCGTAAAGCCAGAAAGAACAATGGGGCCAAACGTGACATGCATTATGAGATGGAGCAGGAGGAACATGACGTTTATCCCGACGATCCTGATTTTGACATCAATAAAGCCCGGCTGGTTACCACCGCTCCCAGAATATGTGTCCGCTATGAATGTGTACCCATGCGCTTCATCAAGCACGTCTACAAGATACACACCTACGCGCAAGACGGTCGTCTCTTTGAGGGAAAAACACCGGTCTCGGCTTTCTTGAATTCCAGCTATGACGGCTCATTCATTGCCGGGCTGATGGAATTGCGTTATATACAATCGCTACCGGTTGAAAGAATCATCAACTACTTCGAAAGTCATGGCTTTACGCTGAAGAAACCTACGGCTCATAAGTTGATGGAAAAAGCCTCAAGCCTCTTTGAAAATCTTTATAAGTGTATCCGGCAGACAGCTTTGAGTGATCCTTATAAGGCAGCCGACGAAACCTATTACAAAATACTCGTCCCGGAAAAGAACAGCAAGGGAAAAGGATTCCGCAAGGGATACCTTTGGGTGGTTGTGGGCATAAACACCAGGATGATATACCTGCTCTATGATGACGGCTCCCGCTCTGAAAAAGTTATTCTTAACGAATTAGGCGGTTGCAAAGGTATCATACAAAGCGACGGATACTCACCTTACCGGAAGCTCGAAAGCGATGCTTATCCCCATATCACACGCATTCCGTGCCTGCAACATATAAAACGGAAATTTATAGATTGCGGTGAGGATGACCCGGATGCAAAAAGAATCGTGGAGATGATAAACACACTTTATCAAAATGAACATAAGCATAAGATCGGGGTTGACGGATGGACGGTAGAACAGAATCTTGTCCATCGGAAAAAGTATGCGCCGGACATACTCGGAGAAATAAAAGATGTGCTTGATGATATAGAAGAACGGGGAGATTTGTTGCCTAAGAGCGAACTGAAGGAAGCTATCACCTATCTTCGCAATGAATGGAATGCCGTGGTGGACATCTTTAATTATGGTGACACTTACCTGGACAACAATATAGTCGAAC